AGGTTTACCTTGGTATAAAAATCCCTCAATGAGAGGAACAACACGATTCTAATGGGGCATAAGTATCAACCACTACCCCGTCGAGGAGAAATTCACGAAAAAGCTTGGGGACACGAGCTTTGGATTGTAAACCACGAATTATATTGTGGTAAACTTCTTGTATTTAATAAAGATAAAAAATTTTCAATGCACTACCATTTGATTAAAGAAGAATCTTGGTATGTAGCTGAAGGAGAATTTGAATATAGTTGGATTGATACTGAAAAAGCTGAGGTTCAATCAACTGTGATTCGTCAAGGAGATGTTGTAGATTTAGAGGTTGGACAACCACACCAATTGAGGGCACTTACTCAAGGTGCTACAATTTTTGAGGTATCCACTAAACATTACGAAGAAGATAGTTACAGAGTATTCCCAGGAAATTCACAAGTATGAAAATAGGATTATGTGGTACAATGAGTGTAGGTAAAACTACACTCGTCAACGCTTTAAAAAATGTTCCTGAATTTAAGGACTATGTTACTAGAACAGAACGTTCTAAGGAACTAATGGCAATGGGTATTCCATTGAATACTGATTCTACATTAAAAGGACAAACAGTATTTTTAGCAGAACGTGCTAATGAACTAATGTTAGATAACATTATTACAGATAGAACTGTAATCGATGTTATGGCCTTCGCTAGTGCATCTAAATCAATGGATTGGCCTGATAAAGAAGCATTTGCTGAGTATGCTCGTCGCTTTATTAGTGAATATGATTACATTTTTTATATTTCTCCTGAAGGAGTAGATATGGAAGATAATGGTGTTCGTGAAACTGATCTTGAATATCGTGATTTAATTGATTTTACTATTAGATCTATTATTGAAAAAAATAAATGGCTTATAAAGAATTATGGTATTCTCGAAGGACCAACAAATCAACGTATTGAGCAGTTGAAATTTCAATTGGGGTTGTAATATTTATAACTAAAAAAATATTGCAATGAAAAGATCCCAATTAAAAAATTACATTCGTGAAGAAATTATTTCTGTTCTTTCTGAAGAAGCAGGAACAATATCAACTGATGATCCTAAAAAAGCAGCTGATTTAGCTAAACAAGGAATTGATGTTCAACTCTCAGAAGAAGATGATGCTGAACCTACAGCTGCTGATCTTAAAAAGAAAGATTCAGTAACTTCTGCAGCTAATAAACTTCAAAAACTTACAGCTAAAATGAAAAAAATGGCTAAAGAATACCAAGCGGCTGAAGGAGATGAAAGAGAAAAAATTAAAGACGAATTGAAAAAAATGACTGCTGAAAAGAAGAAACTTGAAAAAGCTCTTTAATTTATGAAAATTAGTTCTAACATATTAATTGCTTTAGCAGCTACTGTAGTAGCCCTTATGTATGCTACAGGGTTGTATAACCCGTATAAAAAAGCATTTTACGAGCAATTAGAAAAACAAAGAGCTGAAAGTCAAGCTAGAATTGATTCTTTAAATAGCCATATAGCTATTTTGGATATTCAAAATGACTTACTACAAGCAAAAGCAGATAGTGCTTTAGCAGCCCTAGATTCAGAAGAAGAAAAACGTAAACAGGAAAGAGATGCATTCAATCGTAAAATGGACCAGCTTAGTAAGCTTTCTACTACTGAGCTCGCCAGCTATTTCGCAGAGCGCTACGGTAATTAATGGCGACACACTCATCTGTTTTCCTGATGAGATGGTTCGTAAAATTATCACAGATTTAGAATCTGGGGATTTAGCTAAAAAGGAAGTAGTAAGCTATCAAATTGATATAAAAAATTTAAAGGTTGCTATCGATGCTAAAGATGGTCAAATTATAAATTTAAATACTAAAGCAGTTAATCTACAAAACATCATCACTGAAAAGGATATTCAATTGCAATTAAAAGATGATGAAATTAAAGTTTTAAAAAAAGATAAAAAAGGTAATTTCTTTAAGGGATTTCTTGGCGGTACAGCTGCTGGTGCCCTTATTGTATTTGCTTTAGTATTATTATGAGTGAAAAAGATTTAAAACATATTATAAGACAAGAATATCTAAAGTGTGCCCAAGACCCGGCTCACTTTATGAAAAAATATTGTTATATCCAACACCCACAACGTGGTCGTGTTATTTTTAATCTTTATCCTTTCCAAGAAAAAACATTACGTTTATTTAGAGATAATCCATATTCAATTGTACTTAAATCCCGTCAGTTAGGTATCTCAACTCTAGCAGCTGGTTATTCTTTATGGTTAATGTTATTCCATAAAGATAAAAACGTACTCTGTATTGCAACAAAACAGGAAACTGCTCGTAACATGGTTACGAAAGTTAAGTTTATGTTTGATAATTTACCTTCCTGGTTAAAAATACAAGCCGAAGAAAATAACAAATTATCTTTACGATTAGCAAACGGATCTCAAATTAAAGCAACCTCAGCATCAAGTGATGCTGGTCGATCAGAAGCAGTTTCTCTTCTATTAGTGGATGAAGCTGCATTTATTGAACAAATTGGAGAAATATGGGCATCAGCACAACAAACACTAGCAACGGGTGGTGGAGCAATAGTACTTTCAACACCCTATGGAACTGGGAACTGGTTTCACAAGACATGGGTTTCAGCAGAATCAGCGGAGAACGACTTTTTACCTATCAAGTTACCTTGGTACGTACACCCGGAGAGGGACGAAGCGTGGAGGAAGAGACAAGATGAACTCTTAGGTGATCCTAGATTAGCAGCACAGGAATGTGATTGTGATTTTAGTACCTCAGGTGATGTAGTATTTTATCCTGAATGGGTTGAATTTATTAAAACTACTACAATTCAAGAACCTCTAGAAAGACGTGGTGCCGACCAAAATTTATGGGTTTGGGAACCTGCAGATTATTCTAGAGAATATATGGTAATTGCTGACGTTGCTAGAGGTGATGGTAAAGACTTTTCTGCTGCCCATATAATTGATATTGCAACTAACACTCAAGTTGCTGAATATAAAGGTCAATTACCCCCTAAAGAATTTGGATATTTCCTTACAGGTCTAGCTACCGAATACAATAATGCAATGTTAGTAGTAGAAAATGCTAATATTGGTTGGGCAACTTTAGATGCAATTCAAGAAAGAGGATATAGAAATTTATACCATTCTCCTAAATCAGATCAATTTACTGCAGAATCATATCTTCGCGTATATGAAGGTAATAGTGAAATGGTACCTGGATTTACAATGTCTATGAAAACAAGACCTCTTTGTGTTAATAAATTTAGAGAATTTGTTGGTGATAGAAGTGTAACAATTCGTTCAAAACGATTGTTAGAAGAAATGAAAGTATTCGTTTGGAAAAACGGAAGACCAGAAGCTCAATCAGGTTACAACGATGACTTGGTTATGTCATTTTCTATTGGTATGTTCCTACGAGATACATCATTAAAATTTCAACAACAAAGTTTAGATATGGCCAGAGCAGCCCTAGGAGCAATGAATAAATCAACAACTACATTTAGTGGTGGTTATTCTGCTAATGGAGTTAACAATCCTTACCAAATAGAAAACCCCTATGGAGGTAAGGAGGACATTAGATGGCTTCTGTAATATTTATAAGATATAATTAGATAAAAAATGGCTGATACTAGCGTATTTACTCGATTAAAGAGATTATTTTCTACTGACGTTATCCTTAGAAACGTTGGGGGAAATCAACTTAAAGTAATTGATACTAATTCAATTCAACAATCTGGAAAGATTGAAACTAATTCTTTAATTGATAGATTTTCAAGATTACACATAACAGGAGCAGCTCCTGTCTACAACCCCGCTTTGAATTATCAAACAATGAGGGTCCAACTTTATAGTGACTATGAAGCTATGGACACCGATGCTATTATCGCCTCAGCACTTGATATTATTGCTGACGAATGTACTTTAAAAGACGACATGGGAGAAGTACTTCGTATTAAATCTACAGATGATGATATTCAAAAAATCCTTTACAATCTATTCTATGATGTATTGAACATTGAATTCAACCTTTGGATGTGGATTCGTCAAATGTGTAAGTATGGTGATTTCTTCCTTAAATTAGAAATTGCTGAAAAATTTGGTGTTTATAATGTTATTCCTTATACGGCATATAACATTACAAGAATGGAAGGTACTAATCCCGAAAACCCAAATGAAGTAAAATTCCAATTTGATCCTGATGGTTTAACAGGATATGGTTCATATGGTGGTTATTATGGTGGTGCCGCAGGTGGTGTTAATCCTTCTGGTAATTACATTAATTTTGATAACTATGAAATTGCTCACTTCCGTTTGTTAACAGATGCCAATTATCTTCCTTATGGTCGTTCTTATATTGAACCTGCTCGTAAGTTGTTTAAGCAGTACACCTTAATGGAAGACGCAATGTTAATTCATAGAATTGTACGTGCCCCTGAAAAACGCGTTTACTACATCAATGTTGGTTCTATTCCACCTAATGAAGTAGATGCTTTTATGGAAAAAACAATTTCTAAAATGAAGCGTGTACCTTATGTTGATCAACAAACAGGTCAATATAACTTAAAATATAACATGCAGAACATGATGGAGGATTTCTTCATCCCAGTTCGCGGTAACGATTCAGCAACTAAAATTGATACTACAAAAGGTTTAGATTACGACGGAATTCAAGACGTTGAATATTTAAGAGATAAATTATTTGCAGCCCTTAAAGTACCTAAAGCATTCTTAGGATACGATGAAACTACAGAAGGTAAAGCTACCTTAGCTGCTGAAGATATTCGTTTTGCTCGCACAATTGATCGCATCCAAAGAATTGTAACCTCAGAATTGTATAAAATTGCTACCGTACACCTTTATACTCAAGGTTATACTGGTGAACAATTAGCTAATTTTGAATTATCATTAACTACTCCTTCAATCATTTACGATCAAGAAAGAATTGCGTTAATGAAAGAAAAAACAGATTTGGCTCAACAGCTTATGGAAACTAAGTTGTTACCAACTGATTGGATTTATGATAATATCTTTAGATTTAGTGAAAGTGAATACGACGAATACAGAGATCTTATTCGTGAAGATGCTAAACGTAAATTTAGATTAGACCAAATTGAAGCCGAAGGTAACGATCCAGTTGAAACGGGTAAATCATATGGTACCCCACACGATTTAGCTTCATTATATGGTAAAGGTAGATATCAAACTGACCCAGGAAATGTTCCTGTAGGGTATGATGAAGATAAAGAATTAGGTCGTCCTAAAGAAAAAGTATCTAATCGAAATACTCAAGATGATAATTTTGGTAAAGATAGATTAGGCCGCAGAGGTGCTAAACAAGATTATAATA